CACTGGACATCGGAGCGCTGGATCCGCGTCACCGACCAGGAGCAGGCGGCGCAGTTCGTCAAGATCAACGAGCTGCAGATCGACGAGATGGGCCAGCCGGTGATCTCCAACAACATCGGCGCGCTCGACGTCGACATCATCCTCGACGAGGCGCCCGACAGCATCACCACCATGCAGGACACGTTTGAGCTGCTGCAGAGTCTGGCGTCTGCCGGCGTGCCGGTGCCGCCGCCGATCGTCATCGAGATGTCCGGCCTGCCGGCGAGCACGAAGAAGCGCATTCAGGGCATGCTGGAGCAGGCGCAGCAGCCTGATCCGATGCAGGAGCAGGCGAAGCAGATCGCGCTGGACGTGGAGAGCAGCAAGGCCGGCATGAACAAAGCCAGCGCCCTCGACAAGGTGGCGTCCGCGGCGTCGAAGTGGGCCGACATCTCGATGAAGCCCGAGCAGCATGCTCAAGAGCAGGAGGGCGGCGATCGCGAGTTCCTGCAGCGCAAGCAGAACGACGACCGGGAATTCGGGCAGCGGCGCGAGGATAGCGACCGCCAGTTCCAGGGCCAGGACGCCGATCGGCAGGCGAAGATCGAGGACATGCGGGCTAGGCAGGCGCAGGCGGCACGGCGTCAGCAGGGCATGAATGGGGGCACGGCATGACCGCGCCCTTGGATAGCAATCCTCCGTTCGATTATCAATTCTCCGATGAGCCGGTGATCCCGCGTGTTTGGGCGGGCGGGCAGACTGGTCCGCCGGGTCCGCAAGGCCCAGTCGGGCCAACGGGGCCAATGGGGCCAATGGGCCCGCAAGGTCCGCAGGGCGAGACAGGCATTACCGCGTCGTCGGTGCATTACGTCAACGTCGCAGCGGTCGCGGGGGCAACCATCGGGGGAAGCGTCAATCTTATCCAGACGCTGTCCTATGCCACGCCTGTGGATGCTGGCGGGGCTATCTATCGGCGGGTGACTGGACCCTCCGACGTGCAGTCGCTGGACGGCGCGTGGTGGGAGCTTGTGCCGCAGGGGCCGCTGCGCGCGGCTGCGCTGGGCGTGGTGGGGGGGGCTTCCGTTTCGGGGGCTGGCGTTTGGTCAGGGACCGACGCAGAGCCGCAAATCAAGAGCGCGCTCTACAAGCACGTCTATGAACTGAAAGGCTCGATCGTGGAGTTGCCGATCGGCAACCTGTTGCTGGGGCGCGGCATCCATCTCGGCTACGGCGACATCTTCCGCGGCGGGCGGCTGCGCGGCGCCGGCAAGGGCTATAATTACCAGTCCTATGCCGCGACGACGCTGGTCTGGAACTTCACCGACGAGCCGGTCATCTCCATCCAGGGCGGGCGTAACATACAGGTGGAGGACATCGCCTTTTCCGGTCCCGGCTACGACTACATCTCTGACAACCTCTTGGGGCTGATCATCTATGCGGGCGGCCCCGACGACACGCTGCAGGCGACTTGGGCCGACCCGGCATGGCTGGCGCAGGCTTCCTCCCGTTACGCCCCGGCTGCCATCGTCGCCGTCGATCCGCGATCGCAGCCGGCAGATGGCACCTACTATTACCGCGACGTGGCCTTTCCGGCAGCGCTCGGCATTGCCTCCCAATACAACAAGGGAATTTCCTCGGGCGTCAGCATCGAAAATTTCGACATCTACGGCGGCGGCATGGTCGCTGTCGTGGTTCATCCCAACAAGGACAGCGACGGCAATGGTGACTTTGTCAGGCTGAAGAGCGGGCGCATTTTCGGCGTGCCGATCGGGCTCAGCGTCGGACAGACACAGGCGCGGCTGACCTCCTGCGACGGCGTGGACTTTGCCGTCAATCATACCGCTATCACCACCAACACGCACGGCAAGCAGACCGGCGTGTTTTCCGATGCCTGGAATTGCCACTTTTCGGGCATTCAGGTTTTCAACTTTGGGGACACATCCACCGCGGGCAACATTACGTTCGGCGGTTGCTATGCAGAGGAACTCTGGCGTATTGGCGACGTGAGCGTCACCACTTCGGTCGCGTTGAAGCTAGTCCTCGATAATTGCAAATTCGGCTTTGAAAACCAGACCGCCAATCGCGGCGTGCCGGCAACGATGCTCGGCGGCGACGGGTTTCTGCCCATCGAGATCAATGGCGGGGCATGGATTAATTACTACGGGGCGGCGGTCATCGACCATCCGGTGAATGGCGTCACCATTGAAGGTCTTCTGCTCAATCCGCGCGATCCGACTACGTTGCCGGCGAAGTGTGCGCGCAACGGACTGGCCGGCGGGCTTGTCTTCCCCTCGCTCGGATTCAATCAACAACTCGGAGAGATCCATCCGAAGTTCGTGCCGTGGAACCTCGATACGGGCCTTGCCGATTTCCCGCGCATGATCGGCAAGCGCTGGCCCTCCAGCCGTCCGATATGCACGCCGCTCTGGGCAGAGCGGCATTGTGCGCTCGGGACTCCGGGCGAGGAGGGCGTCTTTCTTCCGACCCGCGTCAGCAGCATCGACATTGCGACCTATTGGGGCGGCGCAGTCCTCTCCGGCCTCACCCTGTCGGTGACGTGGCCAGGAAGCTGGTCGGAAGAGCAGTTCATGCGGCTCGGGCCGCTGCCTGGCGATGTGATGTATCACCAGGTCTCGCGCAGCGTTTTCGTCTGCACGGCGCGGGTAGGCTTTGCCGTCACGTTCCAGCTCGTCAACAACTATCGCGGCACCACGCCACGCAGCACGATCAACATAACCAGCGGTCAGGCATGGCTCGCCTGCATGCGCTGGTATTCCCCGGCCAACCCGGTCTACGGCACTATCACTTCAGGCTCCGCGGTCATTACCGATGCCGGCCAGGTGCCGGCAGGCGGCGGCGGGCAATATGCCGGCAATCTCATGCCCGACATTGCAGTCAACGACTGGCTGATCGCCGACGCGAGCCTTGCTCCATACCTGACGCAATCGCTCTGCAAGGTGACGTTCATCGACGAGACGGCCATGACGATCACGCTCTCCGGCAATGCCGTCGCCACCAGTCCGGCTCGCGTACGCCTCGGGACGTTCGTGCGGCCAGGAGTGAGCTGATGGTCACGACCGCAGAATTGCAGCGGCGCGGCCTGCGCTACGCCGTGTCGGTGGACGCTGCGGCGACAGTGGCGAGCCTGCAGGCGCTCGACCGCCAAGGGCTGCCCTATCGGGTGGAAGTGGCGGACGGGGCCTCGATGGCCTCGCGCGCGGCCCTGGATGCCCGTGGGCTGCGTTATTTCGTTCCGGTGGCAGTCGGGACCACGACAGCCGCAAAAGCGTCTCTGGATCGTCAGGGGCTACGCTACGCGGTGCAGGTGGATGCCGACATTCTCCCGGCCGATCGGCGAACTCTGGAGCAGCAGGGACTGGCCTATTACGTCAAGGTGGACAGCTCTGGCAATTCCGTGGCGACGGCGGCGGGTGGCGGACTGCTGCTGACCGACGAGACGAACGGCTTCGCGACCGACTTCACGCACGCGGTAGACGCGGAACGGGTAGCACTAAAGACGGCGGGGGCGACGACCTATTCGACCGTTGATGGCTTCTACTCCAACGCCGGCACCTCGCCGAAGATGGTCTATGACGTGGCGGGGACGCTGGTCTGGTCGCCGCATAATCTGATGCTGCAGTCCAGTGCGTTAGATTCTGTAAGTTGGAACAAGGGTACGGGCACGCTTGCTGTAAATGCGATAGCTGCGCCGAATGGAGCTATGGAGGCCGATGGGTATATTCTTCCAGTCGGCGGAGGCACTAATCTCTTTCAGGGAAATGTCGCGACCACTATTGGCGCAACCTACACATTGTCTGCTTATTTGAAGAATGGACCGCTTGGAAACAACTGGTTCCACTTCGCCAGTGTGTCAAGCACCACCTGCCGGGCATGGTTCAATCTTGCTACGGGAGCAAAGGGAACTTCTGCTGGTAGCCCAACATCCTACAACATAACGAGCGTCGGTAATGGCTGGTATCGCTGCGATATAACTTTTGTCGCGGGAGCTGCTTCAACTAATTGTTATTTCATCACTGACACAGCCGATGGTGCTATTGGGGTTGTGAATGGCAATGGTACGTCTGCGTCGTTTTATTCTTGGGGCGCGCAGATGAATAGGGGCACCGTCCCTACAGCCTACCTCCCCACCACCACTGCCGCCCGCTACGGCCTCGCGCTCGACTACGACCCGGTGACGCACGCGGCCAGGGGAATGCTGTGCGAGCCGGCGGCGACGAACCTGGCGCTACAGTCGCAAGAGGTGTCTCCGAACCTGAGCATCGAAGGCGGGACTGTGACGTCGAACGATCAGACAGGCCCGGATGGGCTACTGACAGCCGATACATTCACCGAGGCCACTACGACGTTTAACCACGGCGGTTACGGAGCGGTTAACTCAACAGCTAATGCCGATTATACCGTCTCGCGTTTCTACAAGATGGGGACGCGGCGCTACGCATCGCTTGCTTGGTCGGATGGGACCAATGGCGTCTATGCGGTCTTTGATCTCCAGTCCGGCACGGTTGGAAGCTCTGCGGCCTTTGGGACTGGGGTTTTGAATTCAGCCAGCATGCAGGCCCTGCCGAATGGCTGGTATAGATGCGCTGTATCGGGCAAGCATCCCGGCACGACCGCTTATTACACGCAACAGGCGGCAACCGCTGCGACAATTACAGTAGACACTTTTGGGCGTCAGACCTTTCTGGGGACGGGTGCAACGCTGTTCATGGGCCACGTGCAGGTAGAGGCCGGCACCGTCGCCACCTCGCCCATCCCGACGCTCGCCGCCACCGTCACGCGGGCGGTTGACAGCTACAACTGCACAGCGGCCTCGATCGGCAACAGTGGCACGACAGGAAGCTGGTGGGCAGAGATGGTTCACAATGCCGCGCTGGCCGGCACGCCGCGTATTATCGGCACGGCAGGTGCTGCCTCTCCGCTCTATTACACTGCTGCCACGACGCCCGGCATGCTCGATACAACAGGGCTCACGAAGACGACGACGACCATCGTGGGCAGCATCCACAAGGTCGCTAGTGCATTCGCAAGCGGCGACAGGGCATTCACTGCCGATGGGCTTGCTGCGGCGACTGATGCGGGCGCGACGAGCGGCCTGCTGGCTCCAGTAACTCTTTATTTCGGCAATGGCTCGTCGACACCGATGAACGGCTACATCCGCAAGGTCCGCTATCTGCCGCGCCGCCCGAACAATGCCGAATTACAGAGTATGACGGGCAGTTAGGGGAGTATGGATTGTGGGCAAAGTAAAAGAGATCGGAGGCCAAAGGTTCGGGCGCCTAGTTGTGCTCGACCGTGTGGGGTTTGGTCCAGGAAAAGCGCGTTGGAATTGTCAATGCGATTGTGGGACTGAGTTCATTGCAATTGGCATCGATCTCAGAAGCGGAAACACCCAGTCGTGTGGGTGCTATAAGCGAGAACTGATTAGGGTACGCAGCACCACACACGGCGCGACAAAGGACTACGGCTTATCGGGAGCCTATAGGTCATGGCTCACCATGAAATCGCGCTGTCTGAATAGGGGTAATAATCGATTTAGCTCCTACGGTGCGCGCAGCATCACAGTCTGTGATCGATGGCTCTCATTCGAGAGCTTCCTTGCCGACATGGGCGAACGTCCTGATGGGCGCTCGCTGGATCGCATCGACAACGATGGCGACTATGAGCCCGGCAACTGCCGCTGGGCTACTCGACAGCAGCAAATGTCTAATCAACGACAGACGAAACGGGTCGTCCTTAATGGCGAGGTTATGCATCAGGCGGAAGCTGCGCGCCGCGCGGGGGTAAGTCCCTCTACGATTATAGCTTGGCTGCGCAAGCCGTATCGGGTGCCGCCTGATATTCATTTACAGACGATGACCACATGAGCGACCTCTACATCTCCCCCGACGGCGACGACGCCAATGACGGTAGTGAGGCATCGCCCGTCCACACGCTCAATCGCGCCTCGGCGCTCGCCCGCGCCGGCGACACGATCTACTACACCGCCGGCCGCCACCATCACACGACGCAGCAGACCATCAGCAAGAACGGCAGCGCCGACGCCCGCATCACAATCTGCCCAGCGCCGGGCGCTCACGTTACCATCGACGGCCTCGGCATGCAGCGCGAGGCTTCTCCCCTCGTCATGCTCGACGGGAATTACATCACCTTCCGTGACATCGAGGTCTGCAACTCCGGCCGCCAAGGCATCGCCATCTACGCGGCAACCGGCGTCCACGTGCTGCACTGCGTGGTGCACGACTGCTGGGGCACCGGGATCATCTCTGAAGGCCCGACGATGGGCAGCAATGCCGGCACGATAATCGAGAGCTGCATAGTCTACAAAAATACCAACCACAATCTCACGGGCGAGCCCGGCTATGGGCAGGGCATCAGCCTCTCGGCTGGCACGGGCGGCACGGTGCGGGCCTGCTACGTTTTCTGTAACATGGGCGAGGGCATTGGCGTGATGAAGGGCCATAGCGGCGCTACCGTGGAGGGCAATGTCAGCTACGACAATTACAAGATCAACATCTACTGTGACGCCCCTGCTGAGGGCGACAGCACCGCTGTGCGAGGCAATCTCTGCTACTGCACGGGCAACCCGAAATACCTCACCTACAATGAGCAGAACCGCTCCACCGGCATCACGCTCGCCCGCGAGACAGGCTCCGGACACGTGAACGGCGTCGAGTGCTCGGGCAACGTCATCCTGGGTTGTCACTACGGGATATCGTTCTTCGAGCAGCGGAAGGACAGCGGGCTGACGAACTCGCTGTTCAATCGCAATCTCATTGCGAACTGCGACGCGGCGGCCTGGCACATTGAGCCAGCCGGGGCGAGCGATAATGAGATCAGCGATAGCGTCTTTGTGTCGATGCACGGCTCGCCCTTGTTCATGGGTGACATGACCGGCTACGTGCTGAGCGACAATTTCTGTCACCCGGAGGAGGAGGCGTTTTGATCGATTACCTCTTCAGAGCCAGCACTCGTAAGGACTTCGAGGCGATGGCGCGCACGGCCGAGTTCATCGATGATGAGAACCGGCCGCTGCCGGGGATCACCATCGATCCGCAGATCGGCACGCCGGAATACGAGACGGGCATTCCCATCATCGACATTCCCTCGCCGGACGAAGAGACGCCGCCCATCCTCAAGACCGGCTGGCATTGCAACGTGCGCGTTAGCGGCGAACGCGAGCTTGCCGAGACCGAAGGTCTGCCGCAGACGGATGCTGAGGGCAACCTGCTACCGGCCAGTCAACGGACACGCTTCGGCATAGCGTTTTCCGACGGCGGCACTGTCGTCGCGGACGGCGCGACCGAGGGCGTCCAATACGCCAACGTGGCGCTGATCAACGAGCAGACGATCGTCTCACCGCAGCGGGTCTGGCAATAGCACCATGCGCTTTGAGACGATCAACCTCGGTGTCGCAGGACCGCCGGGGCCGGCGAGCACTGTACCGGGGCCGCAGGGCATCCAGGGTCCACAGGGCATTGCAGGCCCGCCCGGCGGCGAGGCCGGCAGTGTCAATGGCGTGCTGTCTCTACGCGCTCTTGCTCCGGTCAGCGGGCAGACGCTTCATCTCAATTACCACACTACGCCGGGCGATCTAGGTGCGGGCGAGTTCTACGGCGTAACGACGGGCGGGCCTTACACGGACAATGATGGGACCATTATCGTCCCGACCGGCGGCGACGGGTCGGCCGCATGGCTGCGTGTCTGGGACGGCGTTACGGCGTATGTCGGCTGGTTCGGTGCCAGATGTACGCCGAGAGACATTTCCCACGATGACTACGCCGCGGTGCAGAAATGCTTCGACCTGTTCACGGATGGGCGCAAGGCGGCGGGCACGGATGGGGTTGACGCGCAAGACGCGAAATACACCGGCACTATAGACGTTGGTCCGGGATTTTGTTTCTCCCAGCCATTGATCTATGGCGGCAGTAACGGCTCGGCGTTCAAGCTTGTCGGCCAGCACGGTAACGCGCGTGGCGGGCATGAAGTAAGTCTACTGAACTATACGGGGCCAGAGACGCACGCAGCGATAATTTTTTATGGCGCGAACGAGTGGTCGATCGAGGACTTCAATACCTTCCCCGGTCTCGCCCTGACCATGATCCTCGTCACCGCCGACAACACCTATAATAATTTTTATGTCCATACGACGAGCGCGGCAATCACTGCCGGCGCCAATCGTGTCGTCACGCCGCTCGGAGGGCCTGCTGCGGCCGACCGGGTTTTGTGGTTGCAGCCCGGCACCTTCCTGGGCGTCGATGACGGCGGGCCGAATTTTGAGATTATTCAAATCACGGCGGTCGATACGACGGCCGGCACATTCACGGCCGACTTCGCGAAAAACCATGCCGGCGGCGTGTTGTTGGGCGGCGGCGCTGTATGCTCCAGCGGCTGGGTCAATCGCTGCCGGCTACTGTGCGCGCCATCGCCGATCTGGACAAGATTGACAGCCGACGTAGCTGGCGGAGGAGGGAGCGTAACCTTCCACGTAGTGGATGTGACCGGCATTAAAGTCGGGCATCCGCTCAGGGTCGGAAGCCTGCTTTTCGCGGAAATAGTTTATCCGACGTCCGTTAACGCCGGAGCCGGCACCTTCACCGCCGTCGCGAATTTTAACCATTCGACTAACGCGCTTGTCATGTATCCGACCGCCGCCATCGCCGTCGGCAACCGGCTTGTCGGGACGGTGCAGTGTGACAACATCGCCTTTCAGGACACATTCTTCATTGGGGCATCGCTCACGAATTATCCCGGCACGGGCGAGCAAACATCGAGCTGCTATGCGGGCTTTCGCCAGATCAGCGGCGGCAATACGAAGGCCTTCTTTTTCACCAGCGTATTCCCGCTATATCTGCGGGTTGGGTTTGCCTGCGAGTCCTCCTCCGGCCAGTACATATTCAACGGCGGCTCGTCGGCCATCCTTTACGAGGTGATATGGCACAACATTGCCTCGACTTTGATGGTTCATGGCTGGGAGGACGAAAGCACAGCCATGTGGCTGACGGCGACCACAGGTACCAGCCCGTCGCAGGCGACATTCATCGGCTGCACCATGCAGGGAACGGCTCCCACCCCATCATATATCGTGGAAGCCTCGGACGAAATGTTCATCTTCGGGGGCAATCTGACGTTTATCGGATGCTACCTGCGGAATGATCGCGTCCACCTCACCACCCTGCCGATCATCGTCGCCACTGGCGTCAGTGAGGACATAGGGGTTTTTCCAGGCGGCCTGGCGATTATCAACTCCGTCGTCTACGGCGCCACACTCGCCAATTTCGACACGCTCGTGCGGCGCAGTTCTGGGGATGCGACGAATATCCTGCAGAGCGGGCCGGGCAATGTGACGATGCTCAATTGCATCGGCAATACTGACGGCGCCAATGTGCGCCTGCCGAACATCATACCGCCGCTGAAAATGTGGCAAGGCATTTCAGGCTCTATCACGCCAAGCCTGGCGGCAAATACCGCAGGAGCCATTCAGACGCTGGCGGTAAGCGGCGCGGCGCTTGGTGATCTGGTAGACGTAAGCTTCAGCCAGACCCTCGGAGAAATGCTCCTGCGTGCGTGGGTGAGTGCGGCGGATGTAGTTAGCTACCAGTTCCGCAACCCGACCGCATCGCTGATCACGCTGACGGCCGGCACGGTGAAATGCCGGGTGAATAAGTAGCGCACCTAGCGCTCAAAACAGTTCGCCGCCCCGAGCGATAGAGGGGCACGCCACGCCGCGGCGACACAGCGGCGCACACGTCACCAAGCACGAAACGCATGGAATGAAAGGACGGCGAAGATGGCCGGCGACGAAGAGCTATTGGTTGACGACAAGGACGTTTTTGCAGCCGCACTCAGCGACCAACCCCCGGCCGAGGCGCCGGCAGAAGCTGAAGCGGAGCCAAAGCCGGAAGGCGATCGGCCGCGCGATGAGCAGGGCCGGTTTGTGCCGAAGGCGGCGGACGCAGAAACGCCCGCACCTGTCACGGGAGAAAAGCCGCCCCCGGAAGGGGCACTTTCCTCCGCAGAGGAAAAACCCGCCCCGGAGGACGCAATTCCCTCCTGGCGACTGCGCGAGGTTTCGCAGGCGAGGCGCGAGGAAGCGCAGGCGAGGCAGGCGGCCGAGGAACGCAGTCGCGTCCTTGAGGCGCAGCTCACGCACCTCATGCGGCAGGCACGTCAACAGCAGCAGCCGGAAAAACTGCCCGATCTCATCGAGCAGCCGGAAGAATACGCCCGAGCCATCGAGCAACGGCTATTTCAGCAGTTCGAGCAACGCGACATTGCCCGCTCCCTCCACCGGGCGGACAGGCAATACGGCGAGGAATTCCGCCAGGCATACGAGGCGTTCAACTCGCCGCAATATGCCAATGACGAGCACCTTCTGGCGCGCGTCAGGAACTCCTACGACCAGGGCGAGGCGATCCTTAAATGGTATCGCGATGAGAAGACGCTCCGCGAGATCGGGCCGGATCCGGCCGCCTATCGCCAGAAGCTCGAAGCTGAAGCCGAAGCCAAACTGCTGAACGATCCCGTCTTCCAGAAGAAGGCGCTGGATACCTGGCGATCACAAGCCAGCAGCAGGCCGTCCTCAGTCACCTCGCTTCCGAATTTGGCCAGAGCGCCGGGGTCCGCCAGCGGACCGCGTGACGACTGGCCGACCACGGACGCGGAGATCTTTGCAGACGCAGCACGGCGCAGAGCTTAATCCGCCTGCGCCGTCGTGAGGAACGACGATGGTAGCAGCAAACGTAGTTATGTCTGGCGTTCACGCCAACAACAAGCTTGTCCAGTATACCACCGAGATCAACCGCGAGTATGTGCGGGAAAATCTCTTCTCTCCCTACATGGGGACTGATGCCACCAGCATCATCCGCATCAGGAACGAGGCGAAGAAGGGCGGCGAGCAGATCAATTTCCCGCTCGTCGGCTCGCTCTACGGGCCGAGTACGGCACAGACGCTCGGAGGTCCGGCACGGGCTTTTTCAGTCAGCCAACTCACCGGCAACGAAGAGCAGATCGACAGCTATGGCATGCGGGTTTGGATCGACTGGGCGCGCAATGCCGTGGCGACCAACGACGCGGAGGAGCAGAAGGACTCGGCTGATATCTTTGGCGAGGCCAAGCCGCTCCTGAGTGACTGGGGTAAGAGCCTGCAGCGGGATGAGATCATCCTTGCGATGATGAACATGCCGTCCGAGTCGCAACCGGTCGGCATGACGACCGGATCGAGTCTCGATTTCGCAAACGGACGCGTCAACGGTATCTCGTTCGATGCCGATACTGCCACTCCGATAAGCGCATGGATGGCGGCCAATGCGGATCGGGTGCTGTTTGGCAATTCGATCGCCAATAGCGTGTCGAATGTATGGGCCACTGCTATCGCGCTTGTTCTTTCGGCGACTAGCACCTTTGTCCCGGCATCCGTGTCACTGCTGAAGTACCGGGCCAAGACGGCAGTCCCGAAAATCCGCCCCTATACGACCAGGGACGGGCGGGAATATTATGTGTGCTTCGCCGGGACCGCGAACTTCATGCAGTTGAAGCTCGCCATGAACCAGACCGGCATGCCGACCACGCCCGCAGTCATCGGCATCAACGTCCATGCCCGCTCGCGGGAGTCGGACGGATATGGCGGCGCCCCGGACAACCCGCTCTTCCAGGACGGCGACCTGATGTACGACGGCGTGATTATCCGCGAAGTGCCGGAGATCGATAACTTTGTCACCACTCCGTGGAACCTGAACGATGTTATCGCCAACCGTGTGGCTCCGGTGTTCCTGTGCGGGCAGCAGGCGGTGATGTTCGCTTGGGGCAAGATGGCAACCCCGACATTCCGCGACCAGACCGACTATCAATTCGTGCGCGGTGTCGGCGTGAAGATGTGCTACGGAATTGCCAAGACGTTCCGCATCCCGCGGGCAGCTCCGCATGCATCTGCAGGAACTAATAAAGTGCAGACTGGCATGGTTACTGGATTTTTCGCTGCCGCTGCTCCAACCTAATAAATCTGGCGGCGGGCAACTCTTTATAGCTCGCCGCCTTTTAATACAAAATAACAGGAGGATTGAACCATGCCAGCAGCAATGATCACGTTCATCGGTGCCAAGGAAACCGGCGTCGATACGCTTACCTGGGGACCGGATATCTCGCTCCCGGCAGGCAAGCCTGTCCTCGTCGACACTGACGATGCGAAGACAGGAGATGCGCGCATCCTTGCCGAGCATCTGCTCAGCGTTGCCCCGACGCATCCGCACTTCAAGGTGGAGGAGGTGAAGGGCAAGGCGAAGAAGGCGAAAGCTGAAGAGCCAGCCGAGGACGAAGATAACGACGACGACTTCCCCGGCGACTACCCCGAGATCCCCGACGACTGGCGCGACATGCACCACAAGAAGCTTATCGCGCTCGCCCGCAAACTCGGCGGCGAGGGTGACGCACTCGCCACGAGGGACGGCGCGATAGAGTATATCGACGAGTATCTCGCCCTAGGCGGCGGCACGACCGCTCCGGAGCGTGGTGATGCCTGACGACTGGATCGAGGATGCGGTGCGCCGTGACCTCGACGCTGACGAGGCTGCTCACCAGGACATGATCCAAGACCGCCTGCCTTGGGCCAGGGAATGGATTGCGCAGGCATCCGAAGAAGAGCTTGTGCAAATGGCGCAAACGCTGAAGCGCAAGCGCTGGCGGGAGGGTCGTGATGCCTGACGGCGCAAATACCCGACGCGATCTCGTGGACAACGTCCTCGCCGAGATGAGCCTCGTCGGGGCGGGACAGGCTCCCGCTCCGGAGGACGTGGCGGAGGTTGATCGCGCTATCGAGCCGACTGTGGCTCGCTATCAGGCGCTGGAGATCCTCGGCGATTTTGATATTGAAAATACCCCTGACGAATTCTTCACGCCTGTCTCCATACTGATCGCAGATAGCCTGCTCGACAAGTACGGCATCCCGCGCGGCAACGAGGCGGACCCCTCCGCATGGAACGCCAAGATCAAGCGCGCCACGGACGAAATGCGGGTGATGCGCGCCATGCGCCCGACCTACGGCGTCATGGTCGTTAATTATTTCTGACCGTTTCCGACCATGGCACCCATCCCCTTTCCACTCGGCTCCTACCCGGGCCGGCGCACGCACGAGTCTGCCGGGCGGCTGATCAATGCCTATGCGGAGCCGCTCGGACCGGGCGCCGTCGCCCCGGCGAAGATTGTGTCGAGCGCCGGCCTGCTGAAGTTCACCAACGCTGTGACGGATCTGCCGGCGCCTGGCGGCGTGCCGCTGGTGGGCTACCGGGGAGCCATCCTCGTCGGCAGCACGCTCTACGTCGCCTTCAATGATACCCTGGTGACGGTGAACGAGACCGGCACGGTCACCAAGGTTCCCGGGGATCTCGACGGCACCGGTCGCGTGCAGTTCTCGCGCAACAACCGGCAGCCGGTGCCTGACGTGGTGGCGACCACGTCGACATCCTCCTACCGCTGCAGCACGTCGGCGATAACGGCCTTTTCTCCTCCCGCCATGTCGGAAATCACCAACGTCTTCATGGACGGCTACACGTTCTATGCCGACGGCTTCGGCACCATCCAGGCCTCGCGGATCAATAATGCCGGCGGACGCCCTGCCGCGGGCGATCCTGACACCGAGCCCTCCTTCGATCCACTGGACGTGACGGTCGCGCAGGCGAAGGCGGGCCAATTGAGAAGGCTCATCGCCTACGACCAGCACCTCTTCGCGATGTGCGAGACGTGGATCGAGGTGTTTCGGAACACCGCCAACCCGCAGGGCTTTCCGTTCTCGCGCGTGGCAGTCATCAACCGTGGCCTCATCGCTCCCTACGCCGTCGCCGGCTATCAGGACGGCTTCGGCAAGGCGCTCGTGTGGGTGGGCGACGACAACGGCATCCACATCCTCGACGGCTACACGGCCACCAGAATCTCGACGCCGGACCAGGACCGCGACATCGAGGCGCTCGCCGACAAGAGCGGCATCGAAATGCAGGCTAGCGTTACATCCGGCGCGGCCTTCGTCTCGGTGTCATCGCCGCAATGGACGTGGGAGTTTAACCTCACCACGCAGATGTGGTCGGAACGTCATAGCAAGCTGCGGGATGGAACAACTCTACCGCGCTGGCGCGGCACAGGTGACAGTGTCTTTGCTTTTGAAAAATGGCTTATCGGCGATACGCATAGCGGCAAATTGCATGAAATAACCAGCAATGCACGCATGGACGATGATGCGCCACTTGTTATGCGTATCGAGAGTGCGCCGACACATGACTTCCCACGCGGCATTCTCGTGCCGCGGGCAGATTTCAATTTCAGCCCTGGCACCGGCAGAGCGCCGGGCATTGATCCAATCGAGACGGATCCGCAGGTGCAGGTTTCGTGGAGCGATGACGGCGGCCTTCAGTGGGGAAACCCGCTGTGGCGGAGCATCGGTCGGCAGGATACCAACCCAGCAATAACCATCCTTCGCACCGGCCGCACGGCGGCGCAGGGACGACGTTGGGCGCTGGAGATATCCGACCCGGTCTACATCGGTTTCTTGGGCGGGGACATGACGGCCGAGGCAGAGGTGGGCTGATGCCAACCGCGACACCGGAGCTTGCACCCCTTCCGCCGCCGACTGTCTCGATGTTTCTCGCCAGTGGGCAACTTACTCCGCAATGGTTTGTGTGGTTTCAGTCCGTAGACACCCTTCTGCGCGAGCTTCGTGCGGAAGTGAGCCAGACGATCGACGACATCGACGACCTGACACCCTGAAAGGGGGAATGCTATGGCTTTTATGGACCTCTTCAGCGACCGCAACGAGAAGGCCGCGAGGGATGAATTCACCAAGGGCTACGACAAGGCGCGCAAGAGTTCCTTCGGCAGCCTCGACAGGGGCGAGCGCGATTTGCGCGGCGAGTATGGCCGCGCGCGCGGCTACTACGACCCATACGCGGCGCGCTACAATGCCGGCAGCGAGATGTATTCCAATGCGCTGGGGCTGGGCGGTGACGCCGGCCGGGCGGCGGCGGAAGGGGCTTTCCAGGAGGGCCCGGGCTACGACTACGCCGTTCAGCAGGGCCTGCAGGGCGTCATGCGCAACGCCTCGTCGCTCGGCAACATCGCCTCGGGCAATACCGCCATGGCGCTGCAGGACCGCGGCAACCAGCTCGCCAACCAGGAGTATGGCGGCTGGCTCGACCGGCTGTCTGGCTACGACCCGCTGGCGATGCATACGGCGGACGCCCAGGCCGGGATCAGCACCGGGCTCGGCGATCGGCTGCTCGGGCTGGCCGGTGACCGCGCTGGCATCAACTGGGCCGCCGATACCGGCATCGCCGGGGCGCGCGGCAACTACCAGATGGGCAAGGACCAGACCGGAGCGAACATTTTTGGAGCCATCACGGGCGGGCTAAAGCTCGGCGGCAAGCTCTTGGGCATGTATGGCGGCGGTCCAGCCGGCGGTGCCGGCGGCGGTGGCTTCGGAGGGTAATCCAATGGCAAACTGGTTTGGTGGTGGCGGCGGCGGGTTCTCCGGCATGGGGGGCCTGGGCGACAGGCTCCTGGGCGGGCGCGGCCTGCCCGCCGGCAATCCCTATACGGGCGGCACGGGCGGCGCCTACGGACGCGCCGGCGGCGGCTCCGCGTTCGGTGGCTACGGCGGCGGGGAAGGCTCTCTGAGCGCCGACAATCGTGCCCTAGCGGCAATGCGCCGTCCGCAGCCCTTTGGCGGTGGCGCAGCCCCTGTCGTGCGCCCGCAGCCCTTTGGCAACGGGCAAGCGCCTGGTGCCGGCACCGGGTTGCCGATCCAGCCCTTCGGTAACGGTGGCCCCGTCGACAGCACCCAGCCCATAGGGCCGCGGCCCATGCCATTTGGCGGCGGGCAAGTTCCCGGTCCCAACGCCAGACTCATGCCGATGCAGCCCTTTGGCGGCGGCGGCGGATCGACAGGCCTGCTGCGCCTTAGTCGCGGGCGGCCCTACTGATGCCGATCTCTGTCCCTCCCTACATGCCGATCGCTCCACGGGATCGGCCCAACATCGACATCGCGGGCTCCATTTCCGGGCTGGGCGACGCGCTGCAGCAGGGGCTGGAATACGGGCAGAAGCGCCGGGTAGACCGCGCCACGCGCGCGGCGTTTGCCGGTGGTATACCGACTGGGCCGGACGGCATGCCGGACTACATGGCCGCGGCCGGGCAGATCCTGCAGGGCGGCGGCGATATGGACACCGCCATGACCCTGGCGCGGCTAGCGGAGGCGCAGAACGAAAGGAATTGGCAGCACAATCGGCCGGACTGGCAGACGGTCGACGGCAGCCTCTACAATCTCAATGACCTGGGCGGCCAGCGAGGAGGGCAGCAGGCAGGCCCACAGGCAGGGGCGGGGCAGCCGTCCCAGCCGGACTATGGGCAGCCGGACTATGCGCCGGAGGAGCCAGAGCAGCAGGCAGATTCAGGCGGGCCGGAGCCTGTCATCCGGGGCAAGCCCGAAAAGAAGCGCCCCATCGTCATCAACGATACCGCTTACGATCCCGACACGATGGAGCCGATCGTCACGGCGCCGCCGGAGATCAAGCCGCTCGGCGCCTCGGACAGGAAGGCGATCAGGACTGCCGGCGAGCAGAACGTCCAGCTCAAGTCGACCGTCGCCGCGCTCAACCGGGCGCTGGAACTGAACGACAAGATCTTCACCGGGGCAGGGGCGGAGGGCAGGCAATGGCTCGGCACGCAATTGCCCGATGCGCTCGTCCCCGACGTGGTCGCGGACCCGCGACAGGCGCAGCAGACCGAGGAATGGCGCAGCCTGATGAAGCCGGAAGCCATCGCGGCCATGGCAAATTCAGTGAGCGGCGCCACCACCGACTTCGAGTTGCGGCAGTTCGTGGAGCTGATGGCAGACCCGAAGACCACGGCGAAGACGCGGAGTGCCCTCATCACCAGGATGCTGAAGCTGGCAGAGGAGAGGCAGGCGTTCAATGAGGAGGTCATACAGGAATACCAGGGCGCTGACCTGGAGGCCGGTTCAGCCGACGCTGCCCCCGAGCAGCAGGGCGAGATCATCGAGACGGGCGACGGGCGCTTCAGGCTCATGCCCGACGGCACTGTAGTGCAGCTGGACTAGCACCATGCCCACCCTCGTCACCGATCCAGAGGTCATCCGGCGCGTCAGGGAGGCCGCTGGGAGAGGCGGAGCGGCGCAGCCTGCTCCGAGCGCCGCCACACCCGCCGGGCGTCCTGTGAGCGATCCTCGTGTCATCCAGAGGGTAAAGAACCGGGCTCGCTTCAATGAAGCGGCGAAGCAGAAGCGTGAGCAGATCCTCGGGGCCGGCGAAAACATGCCCGAGGCGCCGGACAGGATTGCGCAGGCCTTCGACGTAGCAGCGCGGGGGCCGTCAGAGGTCGGCGGCTGGCATTCGGCCCTGCAAGGGGCGGGGGACAGCGCGGCGCTCGGCTTCGGAGACGAGATCGGGGCCGCAATGGACCTTCCCGTCTCCAGTCTTTTCAGCGGCAATGTTGGGAAAGCCTACGACATTAACCTGGCGCGGCGCCGCCAGCTTCTGGAGCAGGCGCGGACACAGCAGCCTGGTGCTACACTTGCCGGAGAGATTGGCGGGGCACTTCTCGCTCCCGGGCTGGGTGTAGGAACGGCGGCGAAGGGTGCGGGGCTCGGGACGCGGCTTCTCTACGGCGCAGGAACAGGAGCTACTCAGGGGGCTCTCTACGGGGCTGGGAGTGGGGAGACCTTGCCGGAACGTGCAGCGGGCGCGGCAACGGGGACAATTGTCGGAGCGGGGCTTGGCGCGGCGGCTCCAGTCGCGGTGCGCGGTGCGCAGGCCGTCGGGCGCGGTATTCGTGACGCCGGCAGCCGAGTGATCGCGCAGCCGTTTCGTGGCGTGGTCAATCCTGCCAAGGAAGCTCAGAGACGCATCGGCCTTGCACACAGGGCCGATCGTGCGGTTCCACAGGAGCGCCTGACGCCAGCCGACAAGGTCGCAGCCCGCGCAGCCGGTCAGCCTATCCTCAATGTCGATCGAGGCGGCACGGCTACACGCGCCTTGGCAGAGTCTGCTGCAAACACCTCCACCGCAGGCCGCGCCGCACTGGAGACGGCACTGGAGCCGCGCGCCGCTACGACGGGTGCGCGTGTGACCGACTTCGTCCAAGGCCTTGTCGGCGGTCGCACCTCAGACGAGGCTCGCCAGCAACTCATCAAGGCGGCAGAGGCGACGAACACTCCGGCTTATCGTGTGGCCTTCACACGACCCGCCGCCCAAAACGTCTGGGACAATGAATTGGAGATCCTGGCCGGTGATCCCCTCGTGCAATCGGCCATCCGGCAGGCGGCGGTCACAGGCCGCCATGAGGCGGCAATGGCGGGAGCAGGACCAATCAAGAGCCCGTTCAAGATCGATCCGAAAACCGGCGGGATGACACTCGATCCGAATGTGAAGCCGACGCTGCGCTTCTGGGATCAAGTGAAGAAGAACCTCGATCGCGTCGGCACCCGTGAAACCAGAGCCTCGGCCAAGGTTCTTCGCGAGCACCTCGACACCATCGTTCCTGAATACAACACGGCGCGCAGCGGTGCCTTCCAGTTCTTTAAGGCCGACAATGCGCTGGAGGCTGGCGATGAATTCGTCATGTCCACGCTCGGCAACGATGTCGCCAAGCGTGAGCTGGCAAAGATGACCTCGGCGCAGCGTCGGCTTTTCGAGGAGGGCTTTTCCGACAGGTTTGTGCGCGAGGTGCGGGAGAAGGTCGATCGTCCCAACCTGCTGAACCAGACGTTCCTCAAGTCGCCTGCTGCGAAGGAACGGATCGAGATGGTGCTGGGAAAGCAGCGGGCGCGTGAGCTAGAGACGTTCCTGCGCGTCGAGGAATACATGAACAAGGCTATCGGGACGATCAAAGGCAAGTCCACGACCGCCCGCCAGATCGCCGAGTTGGGCTTGGCGGGCGGCACGGCGGGCGCCTATGGCAGCTATACCGGGGACTGGAAGTCTGCCGGGCTTCTGCTGAGCGGCGCGCTGCTCCGAGCCGGCGGGCAGCGGATCGACAAGCGCGTAGCCCAGCACGTCGCAGAAATGCTCGCATCATCCGATCCTGCGGTCAGGACGAAGGGCATAAAGCTGGTTGCCAAGAATGACCGCTTTCTCGATGCGCTGCGCCATCTGGATACGCCGGTTGCCAAGGCCGCTGCACAGCAAGGCACGGCGGCCGCGCGGGAGCCCCTAAAAGTCTACCTGAATGCTGGCGAACGGGATCGTGCGATCGGACGCTAGAAACCAAAGTAATCGGTGAGGCCGCCGACTGCGAGCAAGGGCAAGAGCACATAGAGCCTGACAAAGGGCGGCCAGTCCCACGGCGGCCAGCCCTTGTAGAACCATTTCACGACCCGCCGCCATTCGTGCGGCTCCAGATCGATCACCGGGCTTTCGAGCCTCATCCCACACCTTCACGCAACACTGACCAGTCCGAGCACCTAATACATGCTCGGGGAGGGTAGTCAAACGAGTGGCTATTGGCACAAGTCCCGCACCCAAGAACTTGACTCCAACGACAACCTGATCGTGGGCGCGCTCGCCTATTTCTACGAGGCCACGACCTCGACACCGATGCCAGTCTATTCGTCGGCGGATCTGGGCACTCCGAACGTCCACACGCATCCGGTCGTGGCGGACGGCAATGCGCGCTGGCCGCAGGTATTCTTTGACGACACCGACCCGGATCCTGACGACCCGCTGGTATCGGGGCGACGATTCTACGACGTGAAGGTCACCGATGCGGGCGGTGTCCTGATCTACCACGACAGGAGCGTGCCGATCATCGGCACGGTGTCGGGCGAGGGTGGCAGTGGCGGCGGCGTTCCGGTCGACCAGACCGGCTTGGCCAAAACCGGCGACGTGAAGATGAAGTTCTGCCGCGCCGCCGAGCCGGCAGACGCCGGCTGGGTGCGCTGCAATGGCGGCACCATCAGCAAATTTGGAGGACTGGGGACGGAGCGTGCATTCGCCGATACCGAGAACCTCTTCGTATATCTTTACACCCAGCACAGCGATCTGATCTGCCCTGTGGCGGGGCGCACCGGCAATGCTCTCAACGACTTTAATGCCGGTCTGGCGATCGCACTGCCCGACATGCGCGGGCGGGCGCCGTTCGGCGTCGATACAATGGGCGCTGCATTGCCCGCCAATCTCATCGCTCCGGCCTACGTCGACACTCCCATTCCCGGTCCTGGTATCGCCCGCGATACCGTCGGCGCAGTGGGCGGCGATGACGACATCGCGCTGACGACTGTGCAGATCCCGGCGCACTCGCACGGCGCGACCGGCGTTCCGGCAGAACCGGCGGCAGTCCCGCCGCTCGCCGCGAAGGCGGCGTTGCAGGCCGCCGACCATGGTCATCCGGCGCGCTATATCAATCAGGACTCGCTGGGCGGGAGTAACATGGGCGGCGGGCTCGTAGCCAATAGCGCGGAAACCCAAGTCAACAAGCCCGCCTATCTCGGCAAGATCGCAACGCCGCCTGGGCCTCCGCTGCTGAACGAGACGCTTGGCAACCAGATCGGCGGATCCGGGCTGCTGGCCATCACCGGCAACACCAGCCTCGCAGGCGGCCCTGCCGCCGCACTCACAGGCGTCAGCGACCGGCACGAGAACATGCCGCCCTTCATGCTCATCCAGTTCCAGATCAAGCTCTGAGACAATGGCTTACTACAACCGCCACTTCCGGCCGTTCGTCGGCGGCACGGAAGAGATCACCGCCATCACTCACCTCGAACGGGAGGAGGCGCGCGATCCCGGCGTGCCGCTTAATCTCACCGGCTACAACATCAGCGCTGAGGTGTGGTGGGAGGGGGGCCTGCGGCAACACCCGGGCATCGAGATCGGCAACCTTGAGACGGGCGACCCGCACTACACCGTGACGTTCAGCGAAGGGCAGACGCTGCAGATCCCGCTCGGGCGCGTGGCGTTCGTCAAGCTCATCCGCGAGAAAGACGGCGTCACCACGGTGATCGCTCCGATCTGGCTGGAAAGGACTGCGTGATGGCGTCGGAGGTTGTCGTCGGGCGGCAGAACGGCGAGGTCGTCACCCGCTTCGAGACGCTGCTACTGCGCGGCGCGTCCGGCGCGCCCGGGCCGGCTGGTCAGCCGGGTCCGCCAGGAGAAGACGGTGATGACGGCACGCCGGGCGGCCCCCCGGGCGACCCTGGCGCCTCTGCTTATGAAGTGGCGGTCGAAAACGGCTTTATCGGCACCGAGGCGGACTGGCTTGCAAGCCTAGTCGGCCCCCCAGGCGCGGACGGGACGGACGGTGAGGACGGGACGGATGTCCTTCCCCTCGCCAATACCTGGCCCCTGCTGCAGACCATGGCCGGCGGTCTGGCAATGGCCGGCAACAAGATCACCGGCCTCGGCGCGCCGGCCG